AAATAAGGGAGTTCTCTGAACTCCTTTTTTTATGTTCTTTATGCTCATAAGTTTTATACTCTTTGGAGTTTTTATGTTTATAATGTCTCTTATACAAGAATTATGATAACTTCTGAAACACCCTATAAACTCGCAGAGATATATAGAGATACGTGGCCGCAACTTTATAGACCAATGAAAACACCAAGTGACACAATTAAAGTAAATTTTCAAACATTAAATCTTTTTCTAACTGAATTGCAGAGCAATATGAACTCTGCAATTCCTGACATTTATCTTAAACTTCAGGAATCTGATGATAAAGACGTTGGGCAAAGTTTTCTTTCAAATCTTTTTTGGAGTGCTTTTGATTTAATTAGCACAATTGAAACCCTGGAGGGTAAAGAAATTATTGCTTGGTTTCTAAGTGCGGTTGTTCAGGATATTCACGATCATCTAGACCATTATCCAGATTTGAATGAATCGATCTCAGGTCTTTATGAAAGAATGTCTACAACTATCACAACTCTGAAGGACACTAAGATTTCTCCAGTTGTAGATAATCCAGATGCACATCTGAATGATACTTACACTTATAATGGTAATACTGTAAAAGTATCAGACTTTGGAACATTTGATTTTGTTTATGCATCATCTCCTTACAATCTTGCTCTTACAGCAGTCACTAAAGAATGTAAGTCTCAGGCACTTAAAAAGTGTTTTCCATATTGGAAATGGAAGATTGGATTCTGGTTTGGTGAAAATCCAATGACAAATCCCTGTAAACAATGTAATTGGGGATGCAATGGATATGTTGATGAAAGAGGTTTATATGAAGATATGAATCAACCTACTTTTGATGCTGAAGGTCATAAGATTGCAGATAACATTAATGATTATGTAAAACTTCTGTATCAGAATCAACCTGCAAGATTCTATGTAATCGAACCAATCTCAGCACCAAATGTTAGAATTGCAAATTATTATGAAGATGATTATAAGACCAAATATCCTAATGGAGCATTTATTAACGAATATTGTATGGTCTGGGGAAGAGATGATTTCTTTAATGACTGGAAAGACTTTGACGACAACGTTGCGAGATGGATGTTTGATGATGTGAATGAAAATGGATTTGTAGATCGTAATGACTTCTACTATAATTGGGGTCTTGATGCTGCAAATTGCATGTATAAAAAACCTGATTCTAGTGTAATTGTGACTACAGTTCCAGTTAAAGAAACTTGGTTGGACAAGATTTTTAAATGGATTTTTAAACCATAAAGTCTTTACAATTGATATAAAGTATCTTATAATTAATCAAAGACTTAAAAGCAAAATGATCGAATCAACAGGTGGTATGTTGGGGCAACTTGCGATTGCTCTCCAAGAACTTGGGTGGGATAGAAATGATAAACTGGAAGTAAATATTGGTGGAGTTGCTGTAACTGGAACTGCAACCCATCCAGATGCAAATCCAAAGTGGGCAAAACCATTTGGAAGTGTAACATATCAAAATGATGCTTTTATTGTGATTAAAAATGTAAGTCGTAATCCTGTAGTTCCATCTCAACCAAATCCCGATCTAAAACAACATCATGAAAAAGTATAATGAAGAATATTTTTCAGTTTTGGATAAAAAAACTGGAAGAAAAATTTTAGATTGTGGTGATGAACAAGACGCACTTGCAATGGTTGCTCTTGATCCCCAGAACCGAACTTATACTCGCAATAAGTTTTTGATGGGTCCTGTTGTAGATATTGAGATGCCAAAGGCACTTCCAACTTCTAATCTTTCTGAACCTGTTTATGAAAAGGTCAGACAGGAGTATCTTGATTCTATGTACCCAGACATTCCCGAAGATGGAAGTCCACTTGTTCTTTCAGAGGGTCAAGGAGAACCTGTGGTTGTATGAATCACCGTAAACATAAACAGGAAGAAAATCAAAAAATTAAAAGAAATAAAGAAGTGTATACACCTGAAGGATATATTAATGATCCCCCTGGTGCAAAATGCCCTTATTGCGGGGAAGAAAATAAAGTCTGTTCATACATAGACAGCATGGCACGTGCTTGGGGGAGGCAGGCGTGTGCTTATAAACATAAAAATGTTAAACTGGGGGACAATCAATGACTCATATTAATGAAATGGAATCGGGGGTTATTCAGACTGGACAACAGCGCCATAAAGATTTTGTAAAGGGAAATTATATGGAAATTGCAGGGCAGTCTGATTATAATATTTTAAATGTTGATATTGGAGATGATTTTATTGGTGTCTTTGATACTGATTTTGATGGAACTGAGATGATCAACTTCTTTCATAACATGAAGAACTCCAATAATAATTTGTTCGATGGTCATTATATGCGTCGAAATACACAAACTCTTGATAAGGTTGCTTTACACCTTGAGGATGAAGCTTTATTTCTAGAAGTCAGTCCACAAAAACAAGATAGTTTTAATGTAACTATGAGTACGAGAGTTCTTGATTCTTATAATCAAATTATTGCAAAATGCTATGCGGAATATGCAAAGAAATATACTATTCTCTATAATATGAAAGGTGCTCAGTATACTGTAAATATTCAAAAAACTGAACCTGGAGAAGGATATCACGTTTGGCATCACGAAGTTGAGAATATTCAAACATCAACTAGATATTTGGTCAGTATGTTATATCTCAATGATGTTATTGATGGTGGTGAAACAGAGTTTCTGCATCAACATCGTAGAGTCCAACCAAAGAAAGGAAGGGTAGTTCTTTGGCCACCTCAATGGACTCATACTCATAGAGGAAATCCTCCTTTAAAAGGTAAAAAATATATCGCAACAAGTTGGATTCATTTTGCTTTCGTCTAATAAGTGGTATTGTTAAAAGTGATAAATAATTAAAATCTTTTTATCCTGAATTAATGGCGACGATTATTAAGCCAAAAAGAAGTAGGAATTTAGGTATTGTACCTACGATTGCTCAACTTGCTGATGGTGAAATAGCCGTAAATATTCCCGATCAACGAATTTATATTCGTGACGGTGCTAATATAAAGATTATTGCACAAGCTCCAACTGGTCTAACTGCTCAGTGGACTTATGTTGATTATAATGGACTTTCATCAGCAGAACTTTCTGCTGATGGTATAAGTATTGGTCTTGCAGTTCAAAAAAGATATCTAGCAGATTCTTCTTTGGGTGCATTCGAATTGAATTTGCCAACTAGTTCTTTAGCAGCTGGTGACAGTGTTGAGATTGCTGATCCATCAAATTATTGGTCAATTGCTCCAATTAAAGTAAATAGTCTGGCAGGTCATCAAATACGAGATCAACTTGGTAATGTAGAAGATGGACCTTTTTGGTTGGATGTGTCAGGAGCACATATCTTCTTTCTTTGGACTGGTACTCTCTGGAGCGTAATACAATAATGGCACTATCACTTAGCGGAGCTAATTCTAGTTCCTTTTCAGAATCAAACGGTTACTTTGTTTATGCCTTGAGAAGGGATGAAGATGATATGCTTTGGCTTACGAAAGTCAGTGCAGCATCTACTACAGAAACTGCTATAGATATTAATTATAGAAAAGATGGGACTCAAATTCCAGAAGTTTCTGATTATCAGGATTACGTTGAGGAGACAACAGAAGAGAAATCTTTAACGAATCATCCACAAGATAAATACCAACAGATAAGATTTGACAAAAGAAATCTGAATTATTTTATTGATAGTGATGGATTTTTTGTTATTCAGGTGAATGGCACCTACGATTACAACACCATAGGACCAAAATAAGGAAACAAAAAAATGGCAGAATTTAGACTTGGTAGACTAAAATTCAATTGGAGGGGTGAATGGTCGCCATCCACCGCTTATGTTGTTGATGATATTGTCAAACTTGGCGGTAATACTTATGTTTGTACTGTCAACCACACTTCGGCTGCAAGAGAAGACTTGTGGTACTCTACAGACTTTAATATTGGAACACCAAGGTGGCAAATCCATGTAGAAGGTCTTAGACAAAGAGGTGCTTGGGTAGGATTAACAACGTACTCAATTAATGATGTCTTCCAATATGGTAACGGACAATTCCGTGTAATAACCCCACACTACTCTGTGGGTGCAGGTGTTAGTTTACAATATACTGCAGATTATATTTCTGGCAATAATGGTGAAGGTGGATGGGCATATGATACAGAGTATCAGTATGGTGATCTAGTTTATTATAATGGCAGTATGTACGTTGGTATAATTACTGCTGGATCTGGATCTGTTAATAGAGGAATTAGACCTGCAGTTGGAATTAACACTGCCTGGCGTCTGATGACGACTGGTATTTCTACTGCTGGTGTAACTACGTTCCAATATAATTCTACTTATGAGTATGGATCACTTGTAACATATGGTGGTAATACTTATGTTGCTACTGCATCATCAACAAGTGCTGTTGGTGCTCCTGCAGGATTAGGTGCAACTAGCACAAGTGAGTGGCAGTTACTTGTTCCTGGTCTTCGTTATGCTGGTGTATGGTCAACAGTCACTGAGTATCAATTAAATGATGTTGTAAGTTATATTCAATCATCTTACGTTTCGATTGCATCTTCAAACCAAGGAAATCTTCCTACAACAACGGTAGGTAAGTGGGGTCTTTTAGCTCAAGGTGATGCTGGCGCTGTTATTGCTAATAGAGGTGATTTACTTACAAGAAATGCATCTTCTGTTGTTGCTCTTGGCATTGGTTCTACTGGAACTGTTTTAAGATCGACAGGATCTGATCCAATTTGGGATTATTTTGGAAATGCTCCTGCAAATTATTATGTTTCTTCTGTAGGACAAGATTGGGTAAGTTGGGGTAATACTCCAGAAACTCCATGGAAGACAATTAGATTTGCTTGCGATACGATTGCTTCTCAGGGGTTAGCCCCAGCAGTTCTGCACGTTGCTGCTGGTGTTTATCAAGAACAACTGCCAATTACGGTTCCTCGATTTACAGACGTTAGAGGTGCTTCTCAGAGAGCTGTGTTTGTTGAGCCTGCTAATGCTGGAATGTCAACAGGAACTATGTGGAGACTTAATGACTCCAACACTCTTTCTGAAATGACATTCAGAGGGATGACTGGTTGGGCAAAAACAACTTCTGATCCAGAGTTTATTCTGAAAGCAGATACAGGAACATTAAGACATCCTCCTGCTGGAGTTATTCTCGAATTAGATCCAAATAATCCTATTGAGTTTAAATCTCCATATGTTAAAGAATGTACTGGTATTGGTACTGGTTGTGTTGGTGCATACATTAATGGTAAGCACTATGTTGGAGTAAGTAGTTCATATAAGTCTTGTCTCTTCCACGCATATACAATTCTTTCTGATAATGGTGTTGGATATTGGGTTGATAATGGTGCAAAATGTGAAGTTATTTCAGGATTTACTTACTGGTGTGATTATGGATATTTAACAACTAATGGTGGCGTTATTCGTGCTCTGAATGGAAATAATTCTTATGGCGAGTGGGGTGCAGTCAGCTTAGGATATAGTCAAGATGAAGTCTTTAAACCAGCAGAACTTGATGGTGAGATGCTTGAGTATCCAACTGGTGGATTGATTGTTGTTGGTGGTGGTGTTACTGTTGGTGCGGCAATTACTGGTGAAACTTCAGGTGCTAGAGGAACGGTAATCTTTGATATTCCTTCGACACAAAGAATCATCTACAGACCTGTCGGAATGGAAACATTCCGTCCTAATGAAGTTATTTACATTGGTGGAGGATTTGTTGGATCTGGAGCAACTGCAAGATTGCTGAATAATCCTGATGCTATTAGTGGAATTAAAGGATTTATTTTCCCACTGAAAGGATTAACTCAAGAACCAAAACCACGTGGTAGTGTTACTTTTATTGGAGTTACTTCAACTTCACCAATTACTAGAAGAACCGCAGGATCTTTATATGGTCCTGTTGCAGGATCTGGTTCAACCGTTGCTGCAGGTATTGGATCAGACTTGTTTGCATATGGTATTAGTGCAGTTAGTAATTATGTTGCTCCTACATATGGTTTAGCTGGTTATGCTGGAACTTGGACACAAGCAGATCTTGGTGCTACAGGAACATATCCAAGTGTACAAGTCACTGGAAGTGCAACTGGCACTGGTGCATATTTAAATATCTCAATAGGTGCTACTGGGTACATTAGCAGTTTTGGAATTTCTACTTCTGGCATTGACTACGTTCAGGGAGAGCAGTTAACAATTGATGGTGCTCAAATTGGTGGTGTTGCGGGTGCAGCAGTTACATTTAATGCTGATACAATTCGTGGTACTGCAATCGTAAGAACTAACGTTGAGAAAGTTAATCAAGGATTTGACGGTCAAGACATTAGAATTCGTTATGATTACAGTCAGATTAGACTTACTGGACACGATTTCTTAGAAATTGGTATTGGTAATAGATTAGAATCAAATTATCCAAACAAACCAGTTACACTACCTATTGATGGAAATCAAAAGGTTGAGGGGTATCCTGGACGTGTATACTTTGTAACTACTGACCAAGATGGCAACTTTAAAGTAGGTAACTATTTTGCTGTTGACCAGGCAACTGGTAGTGCAACTCTGAACGCTTCTGCGTTTAATCTTTCTGGTCTGACTTCTTTGAGGCTGGGTTCACTTGGTGGTCAAATTGGTGAAGCAATTAATGAATTCTCATCTGATGCAACAATGTCTGGAAACTCAAATACTGCAGTTCCTACTGAGTATGCTGTGAAGACATATGTTGATACTCAAACTCTTCTTGGAAGAGGATTTGCATACTGGATTGCTACCTCTTGATTATTATAAATAACTTTAAGTAAAACATGAAATAAAACAAATTTGGAGTTTTCTAAATGGCATCAGGAGTTTTAGGACAAGTTTCGTTGGCTGCGACGACATATACTACAGTTTATACTGTGCCATCTCAAACTTTGTCATACGCGAACGTTAATATTGCGAATAGAAATACAACAAACGTTTCTGTCCGCGTGGCAATTACTACAGGAGCAACACCAACCACTGCTCAATTTATTGAATATGATGTTGATATTGCTCCAAACGGAGTTTTGGAAAGAACTGGACTTGTTCTTGATATTGGTAAGCAAGTGGTTGTTTATTCAGACACTGCAAATGTTTCCGTAGGGGTCTACGGAGTTGAGCAACTCGTATCATAATATAAAGGAGACTTAAACTAAAATGGCACGTTTCATCGCTACACCAAACACCACTACAACTTTGGTAGCAATTACTACCAACTACACTGCAAATCCTAATGAGACTATTCTTGCAGACACTGCAGGTGGTCCAATTACGGTTACGATTCCTTCATCGACCTCTGCAGTAATTGGCAGCAGAATCTCAATTGTTGATCCTGCAGGCACTTTTGGCAATTATAATTGTGTTGTAGGAACTACTACCTCAATTACAAAGATTGCTGCTCTTAACGAGAATCTAACTCTTAATGTTCCCTATACTTCTGTAGAACTTCTCTACTCGGGAGCATCATATGGTTGGGTAATACTCAAGTCTTGATAAATGACTTATCTTTACTCGTGGGAGGAGTAGTAAATGTCAAACCTAAGAGATTTAATCGCCTACGCTGATAATACTACCTTCCAACAGGTTGTAGGTTTAACAACGGCTTCTATTGGATCGAAATATAAGCAAATTCGATTTATGAGCCACTGCGCTGTAAACCATCAGACTCATTATTCTGCTATTAGATGGAAAGCACCAGTAAATACTAGTTTTATTAAATTTGAGATTTGGGGTCAAGGTGGTAGCGGCGGCGGTTCTTGTTGCTGTATGTGGGGTGGACCTGGTGGAGGCGGAGCATATGCGTTTAAAATTATTTGTGCAAAAGAATATGGTGATTTAAGTGGTTGTCCATATGAACTTTGTATTGCAACAGGTTCATGCTGCAGACCAGAAGGAAATCAATTTGGACAACAGGGTTGTAAGTCATATATTGTAGGACACGGTTTGTGTAATTTCTGTGCCGAAGGTGGTCACGGTGGAATTACAAAATGTGCTTTAAATAACGGATGTTGTTTCTGTTGGGGTAATAACTGGTCACCAGCATCAAGTTGTCTTGACCGTGCTGATTCTGCTGGTCAGTGGATGATGGGTAAAACGTATGGTTGTGAATTTTTTTGTGGACCTCATTACATGCAGTGTGGACACTCTTGTTTCACTCCAGGTGGTGGTATTGGTCAAAGACAAACTTTCTTAATGGATGGATTACCTGAAATTTCAGTTTATGGAAATCTATTCGGCAACAAAGGTGATAGATATGATAGTTGCTGTGTAGAAGTATTCTTAGGACATCCTGTAAACCATTGTTATGGTGGTGCTTGCTTTGTTTCCATTCCGTATTGTGCTCCTTATTATGGTGCAGATGGTGGTGCCCACGGTTTACCTGGAATGATCACTTCTCCCTATAACCAGGATGCTGCACAATGGTGTATGGTTGTGGACCTTCACCCATATCCTGGTGGATTGATTAATACTCGTGGTGGTTGGGTTGCAATTCCACGTTGGGATATGAACAACTCTGGATATCAATCTCTTCACTCATACTCCAAATCGATGATGGGCGTAATGGCTGGTGGAGAGGGTTCTGATGATGCTCACAATCACTACATTCCTGGTTTAGGTGGAAAGAGTTCATCTTCTACTGGTGGTAATTGTTATTGTGGTGGACCAGGTGGTAATGGTATGATCCAAATTACATACGGTTGAGGTAAACTAAAATGGCAGATTTAAGACGTTTAACAAATACAGAAAACGCTGATCGTCTACAGCGTAATACCTTAACTGGACTGGCAAGTACTATTACTGGAAGAAGAGAAGGATCAATTCTCCCACCAGAAAGAGGTAGAGCGGGAAACATCTATCACAATGATGTAGACACATCTTGGTCAACCTCTTGGGGTCCACACAAACCAGATGGATTTACAATGTTCTGGGGTGGACATTGTTGGAGTGAAAACTGTAACGCAAACTATAATCGTTGGTGCCAAGCGTTCTGTGCAATGCCTGGAACCACCGAAATCACCTTCGAGATCTGGGGTGGTGGTGGATCTGGTGGAGGCGCTTGTTGCTGTATGCAAGGTTCTCCAGGCGGTGCAGGCGCTTATGGACGTAAAACAATTAGAGGATGTGATTTTCCTTCTGGTACTTTAGGAGGTTTTTGCTATCTCCTTTATGTTGCTCCACCTACTTGCTGCTCACAGTGCTGCACAGGTATTCGTGGATGTAAAACGTGGATTACTGGTTGTGGATTAAGTAATTTTTGTGCCGATGGCGGTCTTCCTGGTAAGACTTGCTGCTTTGTCTGGTATTCTGGTGGTTCTTCACCAACTTATGGTCCTGGGTGCAGTGCTCATGAATTAAGATCTGCTACAACGAATACTTCAGTTGGTGGTGGACCTGGATGCTATATCTTCCCACCTGACGGATTTAATTGGTGTGATTGTGCTTGTGCTTATGGTGCTGATTATGCTGTTGGTGGAAAACTTGGTTGGTTCCGTGTTAGCTGTGCCTGCGGTGATACTTGCTGGGTAAGTCTTGGTATTCCTCAACCTGGTGGTGTAAGAGATCAATGTACAAGATACGTTGTATCACGTAATATGGGTAATGCCTGTATTAATGAATTTCCTGCTTGTGTTTGGGGAGAAATGACTGGTGATGTTTGTGGCAGAGGTATGTGGGGTCAGGGAGCTCCATCTGCAACCTCTTGTGGTGGTCCTTGCTGCTATGGTTGGCGTGGATCTAGAGGTTTAGTTAAAATTACATTTAAATGATAAATATCCTATAAGGGAGCGAAACAAAGAATGTCTAATCTAAGAAGTTTACTCGGCACTAGAGATACTGAACTTATAGGAATTCACTCAGGTGGTATTGGCAATTTACGCAGAGGCCAGTCAACCTGGTTTATGATGCATATATGTGGTTCTTGCGCTGCTTTTGACTCCGCATATAATAATATGAATACATTGTATCAATGCTGGAGAGTTCCTGGATCACCTACAGGTACAGGAACAACTGTTGTTACTTTTGAGATCTGGGGCGGCGGCGGCGCTGGTGCAGGTGCTTGTTGCTGTATGATTGGTGTTCCTGGCGGTGCAGGTGCTTATGCACGTAAAACCGTTACAGGAATTGCATCAGGAACTGCTTATGATATTTGTATTGGAACTTTATCTTGTGGAGTTCCTGGTGATACTGGAAGTAGAGGTTGTAAGTCATATATTACAGGATCTGGTCTAAGTAACTTCTGTGCTGAGGGTGGACATTCTGGATGCTCTTTCTGCCATTTATGTTGGGGTTATGGTAGTGAATGGGTTGTTGCAATGGGTGGTGCCGCAGCTGGTTGCTGTGGTTTACTATATGGTGGTTGCTATGGTGTCGCTGGTTGGGGTGGTGCCTGCGCTGGATGTTGTGCTCTATTTTATGGTGCAGACTTTGGTGCATTTGGATTGCCTAGTGCCGCAACCATTTATCAATGGACTGCTTGTAGAGAACTGAATAGATATCACTTTGCTTATCCTGGTGGATTGGTAAATGAGCAAGGTGGTTATGTTTCAGTTGCATTTTGTGAAAACACAATCTGTTCTTACTTCGAATCTTGCGGTGGACATAATGCCGTTGGATTTGGTGGTGGAGATAGGATGGGTTATGTTCCAGGAATGCCTGGTGGTTCTGCACGTGTTTGTGCTGGACCTTGTTGTTGTGGTATGCAGGGTCGTCCAGGCGCTGCAAGAATCACTGTTAACTGGATCTGATAAATAAACAGGAGTGTAAATTTACTTATGGCTAAACATATTCGCAAAGTATTTCAATACGATTTACCTGATGAGTATCTTTCGAATGAAAGCACTCTAGGTTTAAAAGCAGAATGGACATATGATGGTCCAGAAAAAATTTGGGTGTTTGTTGATTATAAAACAAACAAACTCTTAGCAAGAGAGTCTTTTAGAGAATATGATGAGGTTGAACCAGAAAGACAGTATGAAATGTTAGAAGAATATACTGGCCTTAATTCATATCCAGTTCTCATCACATTCGATGATGATCCACTTTTATTGGCGGCTATTGCACAAATTGCCCCTTTTATGAAGGATCTTCCCACTAAAAAGTATTTTCATCCAGAAACAAAAGAACTGTTTTATGAAAGACCTCATCCAACAGTTCCAGATCACACAATTGAAGTAGCAGATTGTGAGTATGATCCCACTCTAAAGAGATGGAAAAAACCATATCCATGGAAAATTCCTCATATTGTTAGAGCAGAATTTGAGTTTCATCACAAGGTCATCGTTGAAGATGCTCTTCAGATTAAAGAAAGATATGATGAAAATAATTGGACTAAAGATCAAAGAAAGCAATGGGATGAATATATTGCTAAAATGCAAGAAGTTCCAACAAAATTTGCTGCTTGGTTAGATACTCCCTGGATGGTTCCATTTCCAGACGATCCAAGATTATCTCCTGATTGGCCAGATTTTGTTAATGCTGATCCTGATTCTGGAAATCTTCCTGCCCCAGATCCACAACCTAAGGTTATATTTGATGGTGGTTTAGTTAATGATCCTGCTGGTGCTTATATTGTAGTTTCTTCTCCAACTGAAAGAGTCGAAAATCCAGGAGGTGGATTTGATGTTGGAATAGGACAAACAGCAGTGTTTAATATCGTTCCTCCAGAAAACGAAACTGATGAAGAAGCAGGTAGAGCACCTGGTATGATAGATTGGACAAAGGTTCAAGAACCAGAAGCACCCTCAGCAGAATAAAAAAACGGGAGGGCAACCTCCTTTTTTTGTGCTATAATGAAATTAAATTATTTTATAGGACGTGCAGGTACTTGACGATTTTATTGTAATAGATGATTGTATTAATCCTGTTTATCAGGATGCATTGGAGAATATGATTCTTAATGATAGAAATTTTTATTGGAATTTCTATCCAAATCTTGTCGTTTATGGTGGATCTAGAGCAGAAATTATTTCTGATGCCATTGGTTTTTCTCATATTTGGATGGCAGACTACAAATCTACAAGCACTTATGCTGGATTTATGATGCCATTACTTTATGAAGCATCTGTGAAGGCAAATATAAAGGTTAATCAAATAATTCAAGGCAGATGTTTTATGCAAATCCCAACAATAAAAACAACAGAATGGGATGGAATGCACGTTGATTTTAGTAAACCTCACAATGTTTGTCTATACTATGTAAACGATTCTGATGGAGATACTTTTTTTAGCATTAAAAATAATTTGCATAAAAAACCAAATGAGTTTCCTATTTTAAAAAGAGTGACTCCTAAAAAAGGTCGGTGTGTATTTTTTAATGGAGAACATTATCATTCGAGTAGTAAACCAACTCAGAATCCAAGAGCAGTAATCAATATCAACTTTAATTGATTCGGAAAACCATCCACTTTACAACATCTAAATAACAGAGTATAATTAAACATAATTATCGAGGCGAGAATGAGATCGACTGCGTTTTTTGTAAACGGTGGAGCTGGGCGTGTAATTTGCTCAATTCCTGCATTTGAGAAATATAAAGAAGAAAATCCTGACGACGACTTTATTATTGTTTGTGAGGGCGGAACAGACTTTTTTAAGGGACATACAGATCTTTATCCAAGAGTGTATGATCATTGGCATAAAGATTTGTTTAGAACTCACATCCAGATGCGTAATGTGGTTACGACAGAACCATATCGTATCTGGGAATATTACAATCAAAAGTGTAATCTAAGTCAAGCTTTTGACATTCAGATTAATAATAAAGGTGTTAGGGAACTTCCTAAACCAACTATTAAACTCTCTCGCCAAGAAATGATTCAGGCGAAATTTGTTGTCGAAGAAGTTCGCCAAGCAACAAAGAAAAACAAAATAGTTGTTTTCCAACCCTTTGGTCGTGGTGCTCAGATGATGGGCAATTTTATCACCGATTCTGGAGGAAGAAGTTATGAGCTTGTTAACGTTCTTTCGATTGTCAAAAAATTGCAAAAGAGAGGATATGCGATTATTTTTATGAGTGAATTTGCAATTGATTTTCAGAAGGAAGGTTGCAAAGAACCTGTTGCAACTCCATCAGGAATTGATCTGCGTCAGTGGGCGGCGATTATTGCAGAGGCAGATCTTCTTCTTGGATGTGATTCTGTAGGACAGCATATTGCATACTCTCAGGATATCCCCGCAGTTGTAGTTGTAGGATCAACTTGCAAAGAAAATATTAGTTATCCTGATTGTGAAAAGTTTGAAGTTCTTGATATGGGGGAAGGACTTCGAATTTACGATCCAATTCGTATTTGTGCCGATGAAGTTACCTTCAGGAATAACGACGGCATTATGGCAATGAATGACAAAATAGAAAATGTTATTGTTGACAGTGTTGACAAAATGATCAAAAAATATTATGTTAAAAAAGAAGAAGTAATTGTTCTTCCGAATCAAAATTGTGGTCCGCAAGGATGTGAACCACAACAAACAACATCACAATTTAAGGGAGCAACTGAAGTTTCTCAAGCAATAACTCCTGCATTGGACGTTCCTAAAAAAACAAGTGCTGTTGAAGAGTTAATTAAATCAACAACCAATCTCAAAAACAATGGTAAAAAACCATCTGGATTTTTAGACACTATTAAAAACTAATTAGAGGATTGATATGACTGTTATTGTTTCTTGTGCTCGTGGTCACAATGCAAGTACCACTCTTATGGTTGATGGTGAGATTGTTTTTTATCTAGAAGAAGAAAGACTTTCTCGTTTTAAATATGACGGATCTCCCTTAATGGGACTTCTTAAAGTATTTGAATATGTTGATCATATTGACCATCTTGTAGTTTGTCATACACATCGTCATGGACCTGTTCTTGACTGGTGTGGAGACGATTTGTATCAAGGTTTGATTCGTAAGATTGCTCGAAAGAAATTTGATTTCCACACTCATTTTATTGATACTATTCACCACGAAATGCATGCTGCGTGTGGATTTTATAACTCAGGATTTGAGACTGCAGCTTGTGTAATTGCTGATGGTGCTGGAAGTTTCTTACAAATGGACGGTGTTAATGATACTTTCTATGAGTTCGAGACAATTTTTAAAGCATCTTATCCAAAAGAATTCGAGATTATCTATAAACATCTAGGAACAAAATCTCCTATTGGGTGCAATGAAACCCAACCTGGAGTTTTTGCAACTGAATATCCTGGACATACAAAGATGTATGAGGCAGTGACTGAATATTGTGGTTTCCCTGCTATTGAGGCAGGAAAACTGATGGGTCTTGCTCCTTATGGATCTCCCAATTCAGATCTTCCACCTTTCTTTAGGGGTGAATGGGGTAATCGTGAACTGATTATTCCAACCTATCCGAATGCTGCTCGTATTAATACGACTCGTTTCCCCATTCTTGCAGAAGATGTTAAGCAACATAAGAAGGGTGAGTATACTCAAATCCAAAAGGATATGGCATATGCTATTCAGGAAGCAACTGAAAATCGTATGATTCAGTTGATTCAGAAAGCATATGAAGAAACAGGTGAAACTAACATTGTTGTTTGTGGTGGTTATGGTCTCAACTGTGTTGCTAACTACAAGTATTGGCAAGCATTCCCTGATCTGAATATTTACTGCGAGCCTATCTCTCACGATGGTGGTACTTCGATTGGTGGTGCTAAGTATCTCTGGAATCAACTTACTGACAATACAGAACCTTCTGTTCAGGCATCTGTTTATTATGGTCCTCAGTATGATCCCGATTTCTATATGGATGAACTTGATGGATATGAAGTTTCCGATACCTCTTATGATGACGTTGCACAACTAATTCGTGATGGAAACATCGTTACGATTTATCAGGGACGTTCTGAAGGTGGTCCTCGTGCTCTTGGTAATCGTTCAATTCTTTTTGACCCAACAATTGTCAATGGTAAAGATATCGTAAATGCTGTGAAGCGTCGTGAATGGTTCCGTCCATTTGCTTGCTCTATCAAGAAAGAAGCGGTTCACGAATGGTTTGATCTTGCTGGTCGTGAAGAAACTCCTCATATGATGTACGCTGTCAAGTGTCTAGATGGTGTTGAGGAAAAAATTCCTTCTGTTATTCACGTTGATGGTACTTGTAGAATTCAGACTGTGACAAAAGAACAAAACGAACACTATTATAATTTGATTGATGCATTTGATAAAGTCACGGGTGTTCCCATTCTGTTTAATACTAGTTTTAATCTTGGTGGAGATCCACTGGTAGAAACACTCGAAGATGCACTTTTAACTCTTCGAACCAGTGATATTGAGTATATGTATCTGCCTGAAATTCAAAAACTTGTCTATGTTCCTAACTGATAATGTGGTTTTTATCTTTTAATATTCATCACGATTCTGCTGTAACGTTAATGAACGACACTGAAGTCGTTCTTCATATCGAAGAGGAAAGAATATCTCATAATAAACACGCTCGCTTTCCTCTTCATGTTTTACAATTAATTCAGAAATATACTAAAGTTATTGATTATTGTTCCTATACGCACCTATGGGACTTTAATACAGATCCTACTGTGTATATTAAATACCTTGATGATTTTTGTGGTTTAGAAAAAGTTTATGATGTTCGATCAGCAGAACATCATCATTCTTTACACGCATCTTGTGCTTTTTATCATTCTGACTTTGATGAAGCAGTTGTTGTAGTTTTAGATGGAGCGGGAGCAGATCATCATTATGGAAAAGAAAATGAAACTATTTTTAAAATGGTTAAAAATAGTGATACTCCAGCACCAGAAATTTTATATCAATCTGTAGTAGGTAGTGGTATTGTTAAAAGTAATGAAAACAAACCTATTCCCAAATATGTAAATCCTAAAAAAACTGTTGGGGCAGGAATGGTTTATTCTGCTGCCACAGAATGGTTAGGATGGTCAGGTTTAGATTGTGGAAAAACAATGGGTCTTGCACCTTATGGTGAGGAAGATAAAAATATTAAACCAATGTTAGCAAAATCTGGTGGAGTTGATGGAAGATTTGGTTTAGTTAGTTATCACAACGTAGAAAACATTGGTGTGATGTTAAAGGGATATGAATATATTGAGGCTTCTGAACCTATTTCAGGATATTCAGACCTTAATGGAATAACGATAGAAATGAAAATGCTTGCGGGAAGAGCAGACTATGGCGAAGAAGAATTGGAACGTAGAAGAAGAAATTTTGCTTATAAAATTCAGAAAGAATATGAAGAGTATTTAATTCATCTTTGCAAAAAAGCTTTATCTTTATCTGGTTCTAAAAATCTTATTTTGACGGGTGGGTGTGCATTAAATTGTGTTGCTAATTATAAGTTACTTAAATCTTTGCCAGAAGATGTTAAACTTTATGTAGAACCAATATCGTCTGATGGTGGAGTATCAATGGGTGCAGTCTTTAATTTAGTATCAAAAGCATATCCTGATAAGCAGAATGATTTAAAAATAAAAAATCTCTATCTTGGACAACAAATGAAATATGATTATGAATTAAATGATGGTGAAACCGAGCAACAAATTACTCCCCAAGAAGTTGCACAACTTTTGGTGGATGGAAATATAGTTGCTATCGCACAAGGGAGATCTGAGGCAGGTCCTAGAGCACTTGGTAATCGCTCTATTTTATTTGATCCTAGACATCCACAAGGTAAAGATATAGTCAATCGAGTTAAAAAGAGAGAATACTTTAGACCTTTTGCAGGAACTGTTCTTTTGGAACACGCTAGAGATTGGTTTGATATGGATCGTCTTGACGAAAGTCCTTTTATGATGTATGCTATAGATGTATTGCCTGAAAAGCAAAAAGAAATACCTGCCATTACTCACGTCGATGGAACTTGTAGAGTTCAGACTCTTACAAAAGAGCAGAATGAAAACTATTATAATCTAATAGAAGAGTTTTATAAACTGACAGGAGTGCCGATTGTTTTTAATACTTCATTCAATTTGGCAGGTGATACTATTGTTGAGACTATAGAAGACGCATTTAGAACTCTCAGAAATAGTGAAATTGAGTATCTTTATTTACCAGAAATTAGAAAATTAATTAAAGTACCTAATAACCTATGAAAAAAGTATTTGTTAACGGAACATTTGACCTTCTTCACGTTGGTCATCTTGAACTATTAAACTATGCTCGTCAGCAAGGTGATTATTTGGTCGTTGGTTTGGATTGTGACGAGCGAGTCAAACAACTTAAAGGACCAGGACGACCAATTCACAATCAACTCGAAAGAATGCATATGCTTATGAACATTCGAGCAGTTGATGAGGTTGTTATTTTTCTGAGTGATGATGGTTTAGAAGATCTAGTAAGTCGAGTAAGTCCAGACCTTATGATCGTTGGATCAGACTGGAAAGGAAAACCTATTATTGGTTCAGAGTACGCAAAAGAGGTTCGTTTTTATGATAGGCTACCCAACTTTTCAACAACAAACATCATTAAAAGTATTATTGATCGGAGAGACTTGCTCTGATGAATTTGTTTATGGTGAATGTACTAGATTAAATCCAGAATCTCCTGTTCCTGTTCTTAACTTCAAAAGAAAAGAAGTTAAGGCAGGAATGTCTGCTAATGTTCTTGAGAATCTCAAAGCATTTGGCGTCAATGTGCGGCATTTAACTAATCGGGAAAAAATTACAAAGACAAGATATGTCGATGAAAGATATAATCATCATCTTTTAAGAGTTGATGAAGATATTATTGTAGATCATTTTAGAGATTTTTTACCAGAACAAAATTTTGATGCTGTAGTTATTTCTGATTATGCTAAAGGTTTTATTACCGTAGATAAATTAATTGAGATTGTAGAAACTTATAGTTGTCCTATTTTTGTAGATACTAAAAAAGTTACTCTGCCAGATGCCCCTCATTGCTTCATTAAAATTAATGAAACGGAGTCAAAAAGACTGAGAGGTAGACCAGAAAATTTAATCATCACTCTTGGTGAGAGAGGTGCCCTCTATAAAGATAAGATTTATCGTGGTGACAAAGTTAATGTTTTCGATGTTGTTGGTGCAGGAGATACTTTTCTTGCTGCATTGACATATTATTATTTGATGACAAATAACATACATCATGCTATACTGTTTGCTAACAAGGCAGCTGCTATTGCTGTCCAACATCCTGGAACTTACGTTTTAACAAAAGATGACGTTGACCTATTGTGTAGATATAGATGGGACGATCTGTGATAAACCTCCTCATATGCACCATGATGGGGACTATTCTTATTCAGTTCCAAAATTAGACCGTATCAAAAAAATTAATCAATTGTATGATCAAGGAAACTATATCATATATTTGACTGCAAGAGGGATGGGAAGGCATAAAAATTCTCGTATGCTTGCACATAAAAATTTTTATGAGTTAACATATCAACAATTAAAATCTTGGGGATGTAAATTTCACGAACTGCATATGGGAAAACCAGCAGCACATTATTATATTGATGATAAGGGAGTAAAAGATAATGATTTTTTTGTTTAATAGAGATGATGATAACTCAAGTTGGGTAATTGAATCTGTTAAAAGACTTGATCCTTTAATCATTTCTAAAATAGAATTTTATGTTGAGAGTCATAAAGATCAGATACAGGATGGTCGCACGGTAGATCCTCGTGGAAATGATGGTAGCATAGATCTCAGAAGTTCACGTATTATGTGGCTTTCTGAAGAAAATAAATTTGATTATCTTTATAAAGAAATGGCAGGAATCATTAATCATATTAATGACCATTGTTATAAGTATTCTCTGTATGGATTTGAGAGTTTTCAGTATAGTGAATATCATTCTTCAGAGAATGGGCATTATACTTGGCATATGGATACTTCTGTTCGTGGGGGACAACAACACGTTCGAAAATTATCGTTTAGTGCGGGATTAAATGATGCTTCAGAGTATGAAGGTGGTGAACTTGAGTTTTGGTTAGGACCAGAACCAATTCAATATAGGTTAAAGAAGGGACAAATTATTGTGTTCCCATCTTATCTCCTACATAGAGTAGCACCAGTGACTAAAGGTGTTCGCAAAACATTAGTTGGTTGGAGTCGAGGACCTAATTTTGTATGACCGATATTAAGTACGTTCCCAAAGGTTGGGGATATGAAAAATGGATTGCTAATAGTGAAGAGTATTGCGGCAAACTTTTATTCATTTTAAAAGATAGAAGATGCTCCTATCATTATCATAAACTTAAAGACGAAACCTTTTACGTTCAGTCAGGTGCTATTCGTCTTTATTATGGTGTGAATGATGATTATGATAATGCTAATCACATAGTTCTTGTTAAAGGTGATAAGTTCCACGTTCCTCGTGGAGTAAGACACCAAATGCTTGCACTCGAAGATACTGAGTTGTTTGAGTTCTCAACTCAGCACTTTGATGAAGATAGTTATAGAGTTATACCTGGAGATATTCTTCAACAGTAATAAAAGGATAGTTTCCAATCCAGGACATATCAGCACAAGTATAATCTTGATATTTACCAACTAGATGCTCAGGGAAGGGGACATACTGTATATCTCCTCCCTCTTTTTTTGCGACGCATTCTGCAACGTGTTGGAACGATACTGGATTACCTGTTCCGATGTCGTAGATACCACTTGGTTTATTATTATATAAAACGAGACGAGTTAAATCATTAACGCAAACAAAGTCACGATAGAACTTATCAGATCCCTCAAAGAGATTTAGATATCCTTTTTCTCTAATCTGCCAAGTAAACTTGGAAACAGGACTTGCTTGATCTTTTTTATGATCTTCCCAATCTCCATAGACATTAAAGTATCTGAATCCCTGAATATTTTTAAACTTGTCTATGTTGTCTTGTACCCAGTAATCTACTTGCAACTTTGAGATTGCATAGTAGTTCAGGGGGTTTACAGTACCATCAGTTTTGTTTCCATAAACAGATGCTGATGATGCATACTTGACTGGGATATTATACTCGATTGCTTTCTCAAATAACTTGATTGAGAAGTCAACATTGTATGTGTGGATTTTGTTTATATCTTTTTCTACCGTACTAGAGATTGCTCCTTGATGAATTATTAGATGAACTCTTTCCCAATCTGTAAATTCTTCCAGGAATCTGAAACAATGACTCATATCAACTTTATATACTTGCTGACTCCATAATGAATCCCTAACAAAATGTTGCCCAATAAAACCTTTATATCCAGTCAGAAGGATCATAACCACCCCAATGCTATACTATGTATTCTATCACATAAATATTAAAAAAGATCTGTGTAGATAAGTGGCAATAGGAAGACTTGCTTCATTAAAAACATCTTTAAGCACTGGCGGTGTTAATAAGAATGCAGAACTGTATTCTTTTTCTGGAGTCCTGTCAAATATATCAGTTCATATCACTAATCAGGGATTAGAAGATGCAAAAATTTTCGTTGGAATTGCATCAGGTAATATTTCTAACGTCTCCCAATCTGATTACTTAATTTATAACAAAGATGTTGAGAGAAATGGCAACATTACATTATCCAACATAGGAATTAAAAGTGGTGATGTACTATTTTGTAAGTCGTCTAAAGCAGATGTTTCATTTATTGTACAATCAACTTTTGATTATAATAATGTTTTAAATTATAATTTTTCTACTGGCATTTCAACCTCTTATGGTAAAGAAGGTTCTGGTATAACAACTGAAACTGGGTTCGTTATTAATAGAAATTTTTCTCTTTTTACATCAAAGAAAAACTCTTTAGTAAGTATAAAAATAATAAATCAAAATGTATCTGAAGAATGCAGATTTTTTGTAGGTCTTTCTTCAGTCGGTGCTTCTGATTTTTCTTCCAAAGATTATATTATCTACAATAAAAAACTGAAACCAAGAGAAGAATATATCTTGGAAGATATTGGAGTAGGAATAAATCAAAGTATTATTGCAAGGGCAAATAAAACAAATGTAAGTTTTAACGTCTCTTCAGTTCCTGCAAATGCATATGAAGGATTAATTAATTTTAATACAATTGGAATTGGAACTCAGTGGACAACATCCGTTGCTGGTATTCATACATCTGCAAATATTGGTATAGGATCTGCTACCCCATCATCAAAATTAGATGTATCTGGCGACATAAAAACATCTGGTGATATAAAAGTATCTGGTAATGCAAACGTATCTGGTATTGTAACTTCTGGACCATTAAACGCACAATCCCTGACCGTTACTGGAGTTACAACTTCTTCAGGTGGATTTGTAGGAAATGTTTCAGGTGCAGTAAACACAACAGGCATTTCTACATTTGGGTCTTTATTAGTTGGTGTAAATACAAATGCTCAGGTTAGAGTATCTTCTGGTTCGACTGCACTAATAGTTTCTGGGGATGTTAATGTTTCTGGTATGAGTTCAGTTAATAATCTATATGTATCTGGAAACTTACTAGGTCCAGGAGTTGAATCAACAATATTAGCATACGCTATAGTTTTCGGATCATAAATACTCAAAAGTAGATTTTTGTGGGATATCATTAATGGCAAAGACATTACTTTATAATTATGTTTTTACTCCAGGAGCACCTAACGTTGGAACAATTTCTGTTCTTGGTAATTATGACATTAAAAGATTACTAGTTATTACAAATGTAACTCGTAATATTATTCTGTATAACTTTGCCGATCCCTCAAAAGGAGCAACATATAATTATAGCTCAGCAACAGGAAGAACTACATATACCTTAGCAACTAACACCGCAACAATGTCATCATCTGACAAGTTGCAAATCTATGTTGATTCTGATGTTCAGGCGATTACTCCAAGTTTAACTCTGACTGATCCTACAGATAAATTTAGAGTAACTCAACCACAAGCACTCATTGATACTGACTTTGAGTATGGAACTCAGATTACAAAATGGGAAAATCTTGGACTAATTAATAATAGACCTTTTGCGTTTTCGACAGGTACTCCCATTAGTGGTGTAAATTATATTTTAAATCCTACAGGATCTAGAACGGTTACTGTAGGATTGCAAGGAGCTACACCTGGAACTGTTGGAACTCCTGTTTCGGTATTAGATTCCTTTTTAAATATTGCTAATGGTAACTTTGTAATTGAGAGTATTTCTGGAGCGGGAAATACAATTTTTACATACACTGGAAGAGCACAAAATACAACAACAATTACTCAACTTCTTGACGGAAATAAAACAGGAATTTACACAGGAGCTTTATATACAAATGCTCAGATTGGTGGAACACCAACTATTACTTCATCAGATAGAAAAGTATCAGTTACAACAACTGTTCCACATGGATTGGGAATTGGTAATGAAATTGCTGTAATTGGAACTTCTGCCGCAGGATCTAACCCACCAAATGGATCTTTCGTTGTCACTAGAATTGCTAGTTCAACCTCATTTGAATTTTATGCAAACGTCGCTCCAGCTGGAGCAATTAGTGGTGGTGGAATTTATGTAAGACCTCAAGCACAATTCTTACATAGACCTTTCGATGGTGGTGTTTTATTTTCGAGCAATGCGAATGCGAACTATGAAACAGCAATTCGTCAAACAAGAAGATATTTTAGATATCAATCAGGTAAAGGTATACAAGTAAGTTCAGGTACAATCATCAAGCCCAACCTTCAGATTGATTCTATGGTTGGTATAGGAACAACCGTTACTGTCACTACCAGAGAACAGCATAATCTGCAGGGGTCTGGAAGTGTTGTTACTATTTTTGGTGCAAATCAACCAGAATATAATGGAACTTTCCCAATTACTGGAATTACAGGTTATAATACTTTTCAATATAATACCAATGTTTCAGTTGCAACTACTCAAGCTACTGGATTATTTAATGCTTCTATTTCTGAATGGTATGGGTGTGTCAATCGTTTAGGAATTTTTGATTCTCAAAATGGGTTATTCTTTGAATTTGATGGACAAACAATGTCAGTTGTTCGCAGAAGCTCAACGTTTCAAATTTCTGGAAAAGCAACTGTTACAAATGGTTCATCAACAGTTACTCAAACAAATCCATCTTTCAGAACATTCTTTGCTAGTCAATTAGATGTTGGTGATTTTATTGTAATTCGAGGACAATCGTATAGAGTTACTGATATTGCAAGTGAGACGCAATTTGAAATTAGTCCTGCTTATCGTGGAACAACTGCAGAGTATGCTATTATTTCTAAAACACAAGACTTAAAGATTCCACAATCTCAATGGAATCTTGATAAGATGGATGGTACTGGACCATCAGGATACACTCTTGATTTGACCAAGATGCAGATGTTTTACATCGATTATTCTTGGTATGGTGCAGGATACGTTAGATGGGGATTTAGAGCTGCTGATGGTACGGTAACTTATTGCCATAAGTTACAAAATAATAATGTAAATACTGAAGCATACATGAGATCAGGTAACTTACCTGCTCGTTACGAAACAACATCATTCCCTCCAATTACAAAACTTAGAAGAGCACTTGGTCAATTTGATACAACCGTTGGAGTTGCAAGCACTGCTGGATTTCCTAGAATAGGAACATTGGTTATTCGTGATGCTAATACATATGAATTCGTTAATTATACTGGATTAACAACTGATGGATTTACTGGAGTTATTAGAGCACAACCTGGAACAGCATCTGTTGACTTTAGTATTGCCGCAAATAGTAATGTTGGTATTGGAACTACGGCAGATCTTCAGATTGGAATGAGAGTGGTTTCTACATCATTCCCTGAATCAACCTTTATTACTGGAATTGGTCGAAGCACTATTACATTCAGTCAAGCTGCTACATCTGCAAATCCAACGGGTGTTATTGTTCCACCATTGGGAATTAATACTGGAGCATCATTCCAGTATAGTTTAACAAATCCAGTTGCTGTTGAGTTAGCATATCCATCATTCGGCCCATCAATTTCTCACTGGGGTACGAGTGTAATTATGGATGGTAGATTTGACGATGATAAATCTCTGATTTTCACATACGGACAGGCAACATCTACTAGTGTTCCTGCATCTTCATCAAGGGCACTATTCTCAATTCGTGTTGCTCCTTCTGTCGATAATGGTCAAATTGGTGCTTTTGGTGCTAGAGAACTTATCAATCGTCTACAGTTAAAATTAAACGCTTTAGATCTAACCACACAAACGGCAAATGCTAACTTACTTGTACGTGCATACTTAAATGCTGCACCAAATGCGGCAACTAACTGGACGAATGCTGTTGGTAATGTTTCTGGTGCGATTAACTCTTCTCTTGCACAAATTGCTGATTATGCTGGTGGTGCTGTAATAGTAAATGGTGGAGAAGTTACTGCAGGATTCTTCGTAGGGACAGGCGCTAACTCTATTGATCTTAGTAACGTTCGTGATCTTGGTAACTCAATTCTTGGAGGTGGTGGAGCTACTGCAAACGCACAGATTTATCCTGATGGTCCTGATACGCTTACTATCGTTGTTACAAACTTAAGCACGACAACAGCGGCAGTTGTATTTGGTCGTCTATCTTGGACCGAAGCACAAGCATAATGTGCTATAATTAATTACTTATAAACTTATAAAAAATTTTATTAAATTAAAATAATGAATTTCACTGTATACTCAAAAGAGGATTGCCCATATTGCTACAAGGTTAAACAAGTATTGGAGTTGACAGGAAGTAACTTTGTAGTGTATACTTTGGGAGAGCACTTTACTAAAGACGAGTTTTATGCTGAGTTTGGTAAAGGATCTACTTTCCCACAAGTAATTTGTGACGATAAAAAACTAGGAGGATCTGTTGAGACGATCAAATTCCTTAAAGAACACAAAGTTGTCTGATGCACCCATAAATAACAATATCTCGAACAGAGGTGTAGACTACATTTTATCTGGAGGCAAAGCAAGGAAGTTCACAACTCGCGCAATAAAATTTGGAAGAATATTTAATTTTTTCCGAAGAGAAATTCACTTTTATTTTGAAGTGTCTTTGGGAATTAAAAAATAAGAACCCTAAGGAGGGCAGAAAAATGTTAGCAGTAAGTTTAGTTTTTGGATCCTTTCTGACTATTTTGTTTCTTCTAGTGGGGCTTATAACTGGATGGACTGCGAGAGAGTATATGATGAATTATCGAGAAGTTCCTAGACCTCATCCCGAAATGTTCGATTCTCAAGGAAACTTGATTCCAGACGAAGTGATTGCATTTAGATTTGAAAATACCGATTATGACTACGACGAAACCGAAGACGACGAGTAAATCAACTACTCCAAAGACAACTAAAAAAGCAACAACTCCTGCGCCAATTCCTCAACTTCCAGCAAATCCTTTTTCTTTTGAGGTTTTGCAGGCGGTTGATAAGCAGAGGACTAATGCACGTAAAGTAGAGGTACTGCAAAAGTATAGAGATCCATCATTAGTATCAGTTTTAATCTGGAATTTTGATGAAAGCATTATTTCTGTACTTCCTCCAGGTGAAGTTCCTTATGGTGGTTTGGATGAACAAAACACCAGCAGTGGAACTCTGAGCAGTAAAATTGACGATGCAGTCTATAAGATGGGAGAATTGGGTTCTAATTCTCTTGGTGCATCCGATCAAGGAAAATCTACAATTAGAAAAGAATATCAAAAGTTTTATAACTTTGTAAAGGGTGGTAACGATAGTCTGAGTTCTCTTCGTAGAGAAACGATGTTTATCAATATCCTTAATGGTCTACATCCACTCGAAGCACAAATTCTTATTCTGGTGAAAGATAAGAACTTACAATCTAAGTATAAACTTACGAAAGAAATTGTTGCAGAAGCTTATCCTGACATTAAATGGGGTAATCGTTCCTGAACAATTATATTGGAGTGTATATAATGGAAGCAAATATTACTGAGGTATCTGAAACGACACCTAACCAAAAGCATATGGATCATTGGACATCAGCAGAAAAGGAAACTTGCAAGTCACGCTACGGTTGTGACATTATGATTGAGAATGGTTCGTATGCTGACGTTTGTACAAAAGAAGCACCGAATGATGCTTACATCGTCAAGTATCTTGTAGATGATCAGATTTGTTTTGATCTTACAAGAGGTACGAGATCTCGTTTGTTTGATATGTACTGGGATAAGTTTCGTGAGAATCTGAAGAGTATTGACTTTGGATATGGACGATACAATCCAAAGACGTGGGGTTATCAAGCACCCAAAACCAAAAAGCGCAAGTGATTTCAAAATACCTGGAAAAATTTTTCCAGGTATTTTTTTGTCTGTAAGGTTTTTATAAATACCTAAAAAGTGTTTAAGGATAATGAAGTCTTTTAAGGAATTTATTACGGAAGCAGATAAATGGTCTGACGCATCTGGTACTCCCGCCTCTGGGGGTGGGATGAGTGTTGACGAAATTGATGCTAGAACTGATTTAACTCCTGCTCAAAAGGCAAAATTAAAAGCAAGAAGAACTAAAGTTCCTGGATCGACTGTTAGAGGTACAACTCCCAAACCATCAACAGCTGCTAATGTGACAAAAGCTCTTAAAGGAGTACAGAATGTTAAAACTGCTGCTGAACTTGGATCTTCAGCACTAAAGGATGCTGGAAGATTTGGAAAACTAAAAGGATTTATTGGTAAAGCAGCAACTCCAGTACAACTTGCTCTTGATACTGGATTGGAAGCAGCAGCACAAAAACAAAGAGGGCGTAAGACTGGATCCTCTCTTGCAATGGGTGCAACTAAAGCAGCGGGTGGTCTAGCAGGTATGAAGGCTGGTGCTGCTGGTGGCGCTGCTATTGGCACCGCACTGGGTGGTCCTGTAGGCACTGCAGTTGGTGGTGTTGTTGGTGGCATTGGTGGTTATATGGCAGGTTCAGGACTCGCTGGAAAGGCATCTGAGGTGGTTGCAGGTGCAACAGGTAAAGAGAAAGCAGCGATGGCGCAAAGGCAGCGTCAATCGCAAGCAGGGGGTGGATTATCAGGTATTGGTGGTAAGACTACCTTTAGTAAAGGTAAGGGTGGAACTGCCTTTATGTCCACTGGTGTTGGTAAGCAAAGAAAAACTGTACAACTAGATAAGACTTCTGTTGTAAGAGATGCCAAAGGAAAAGAAGCAGTAGGACACCTTGCATTTAAGGGTGGTAAAGCAGTTTATAAGAGAGCAGCAGATCCAAGCACTCTTGCTAGAACTTCCTCTAATCCATTTGAGAGAATTGGTAGATCACTATTTGCAGGTGCTTATAAGAAGCAAGATGAAGCACAAAGACAACAAGCACTTGCAAAAGCAAGACAATCTGATGTTAAGCGTCAACAAAAACTTGGCGTTAAAATGAAGCCTGGTGGGTGATACAAATTTTAATATAAAATAGTATAATATTGATACATTTTTGTATCTATTGTTACGGTTTTAAGATATTACTTGCATATATAGAGTGAATAGGGGTATAATAATCCCCTAACGTTCATCCTATGTCTAAAGCACTTTTGCTTTTAGCATGGGTTCCACTTCTTTCTTTTTCTACGCCACAACTTGCTCAAACTAATCAAGTGACAATAAGTTGCGACGCAGCGTGGGAACTAATGGACATCGTTAAAAACGACGATGTAGTAGACCAAAGAAGAGAAGACCGATTGCTGTCAGAACTCCGAAAGGATGTTGTGAAACTTAAGTGCTAAATTGAATAGGACGGAAGTAAGCCGACTCGGAACGGATCGTTCATCTATGGAAACACTCATTCTAACTTGCCTACAAGCACAGTTAATTGCTGGGAGAGTTCACAAACAGGACATTCCCAAACAAGCAAAGAATGATTTAATTTGGGAGATCAAACAGATTTCTCCAAAAAATTGTCCCATAGACGCAAAAGCCGACTGAAGGAACGCTCTTTAACCTAAAAAACTAAGGAGAAAACCTAATGTCTCAAGTCGTATATCGTGGTGTTCCTTATGACACCGAAGTTCGCCGCCAAGAGCAGGCGCAACAACAGCCTCAACAATACAACGAAACCTATCGTGGTGTTAAGTTTGTAAAGGAGGCAAAGTGATGCAAAAGCTAAACTTCCTACAACTTATTAAAGAACAAAAACAAAAAGAAGAGCGTCGTCATCAAGCATCCCTCTGCAGCGCAGGTCACTGCACTGTAGGAGCGAAAAAGTGATGTTTGCAATATTGCAAATTACTGCAGGATGTGCAGTTGCAATTGTGTTGATATCTCTTTATATACAATTTCTATTCAAATAGAGTAGAATAAAATATATAATAGAAGGGGTTGACTCCCCTTCTTTTTTTGTGTAGAATTAGACTACTTAATAGAGGAAAAATGACTCCAGAACTTTTAGATAAGTATGCAGACATATTTTTTGAGGGAATCAAACTAAAACTCTCTCAGTTCTTAATTGAGGGTAGAGAAATGTATTTCCCCTCAAATGAAGTTGAGGGTATGAAAGAAATAATGAAAGAGTGGTTAACTGATTTTTACAATGAATCCAATGGACAAGGATAAACTGAAACTGATTGTAAGAAACTTAGAATTACTTGTAGACTCTCTTAAAGCAGAAATATACTCTGATGTTTCTGCTTACACTCCCCCTAAGAAAAATATTCCCCCCATCGCAGATTATGATGAATTGTATGATGATGACGATGGATACGCTGATTGATAATGTCTAGAGGAAAAGAACTAATTAAATTGCTTGAGAGACTAATCAAGCAAGATCACCTATATTCTGGTGAAGAAATTAAAGAATTAAAGTCTCAACTTCGTGAGTTAAAAGAGCAGTTGAGAGAAATTGAATCATATACATCAAAAGGATTTGGAAAAAAATGACTGTAAAACTTATTAGTGTGACTCCTGATGCAGAAAAAACAATGGCATTTATTGCACGAGTTAGCAATCCTGCGAATCAAGACAACGAAAACTATGCCAAGTTGCTTGCTTATTGCATTAAGCATAATCATTGGTCTGTGTTTGAGCAGTCTTCTATGACGCTTGAGATTGAGACCACTCGTGGTATTGCTGCTCAAGTGCTTCGCCATAGGTCCTTCACATTTCAAGAATTTTCACAACGATACGCCGATAGTTCTCTTTTAGGAGATATTCCTTTGCCAGATCTTCGTCGTCAAGATAGTAAGAATCGTCAGAATTCAATTGATGATGTAGACCCTTATGTTATCCAGAAATATCAAATTCTGATGCAGGATCACTTTAAACACGCAATGGACCTATACCAAAAGATGCTTGATGATGGCATTGCAAAAGAGTGTGCAAGATTTGTGCTGCCTCTGGCGACTCCTACTCGCATTTATATGACGGGTTCTTGTCGTAGTTGGATTCATTATATTAATCTCCGTTCTGCTCACGGAACTCAAAAAGAGCATATGGATATTGCGAATGCTTGTAAGCAGGTATTTACCGAACAATTTCCTTCAGTTTCAGAAGCCCTTGAGTGGGTCTAAATAAAATATCTTGATTTGATAACTTTATGGCAATCTATCCCATTATTCATGTTGATACAGGAGAAAAAAGAGTAGTAGAAATGAGTGTTCATGATATTACTCAATGGTATAAAGACAATCCAGAATGGAAAAGAGATTGGTCTGAGGGTTGTGCAACTCCAGGAGAGGTTGGTGAGTGGAAAGATAAACTCATCAGCCGTAATCCTGGATGGAATGATGTGTTACATAAAGCTTCTAAAGCACCTGGTTCTACTGT